GGGGATCTTAGTATGACCCGTATTGACCCGACATTAGCCCCCGAAGGAATGCCGTTTCGTATAGAAGATGTGTATCGCCTTGCTGAGGAAACGGGCGCACGGGTACTTCCGGATTCTTATGTTGAGTCGCCGTTTTCATCACCGTCCGTAAATCAAGGTATTAGTCCTTTTGGCCCTCTTTTGGGCGGGGGACAGGAATCGCGGCCCACGGTCCGTGATTTTAACTTCTATCAAGACAACCCCGCGGTGGATCGACCAGAAACTGGCAAAGAATGGTTAGAGAGCAACATTCGTTATACCGAAGATCGTTATTCAATCTCTGATCCCTCTATGCTCCGTGGCCCGACAACCGCGGTTCTTGGTCAGGGCAGGCGATACGGGCAGTCTGAAGACGCCCCTGTCAATGACATGTTTTTGTCAACGGACGAGCTTTCGCAGTTACCCGGCGCTAATTTTGAAACCCGTGGTCCGGGGGATCCGCAATTTGATCAGTTATTAGAGAAGATTAAGACGGAGGGCTTTGATCCTGATCAGGCGGGCAACAAGGTTGTTGTTGGCGTCAACCATATGGGTCAGGCGTATATTCTTGAGGGCAACACTCGTGCGGCGGTTGCCAAAGAACTTGGCATACCAAGCCTCAAGACTGAGGTTCGTTATTGGAACGGCGGCGAGATGGTTGACGGTCCGTATAAGCCGGACGCTGTTGCGGCGAGGGCTTCCACTGAATCACGGACCACGGATCAAGGCATTGCCCCTTTTGGCCCTCTTTTGGGTGGTGGGCTTCAGGAATCACGGCCCACGGACACGGCCCCCGTTACAATTCGTAGTCTTGGTGGCGGACGTGGCGGCATTTATGGTTTAGTTCACGGTTCAAAATATGCAGACGAAGAGTATGACGTTCCTTCAGATTTAGAGGGTCTCGTTTTTGATGATCCTGTGAGAGTTGGTAAACCTCCTCTCGCTGCCCCGGTAGATAAGCTTGTTTTGGATGCGGGCGCGGTTGCGGACATTGGAGAGCGGCGCACGGTTCTTGGCTCTGAGTTGATTGAGCGGTTTGGGTTCAGCAACAGAATTAAGGACGCAGTTACCAAGCAAGCGGCGGTTAGTGCTGAAACTTCGAGGCCCGGATTTTCGGTTGGCACAGACCCTGTGCTGTCTTACGACGATTTTACCGGGGGCTCCGGGGATATTAACCGCTTGTACGCGGTTGAGCCTCAAAAAAAGGGCTACAAGGCTACCGGGGAGTTTGATCCTGAGACAGGTGAGCCGATTTACGAATTAACCGACATTACGATGCAGGACGTCCAGAATGTGAGCCCTGCCGCGTATCTAGTTGCAGCTTACGACCCTGAAAAGCCTTTCTCTAAAAAGCCAAACTCTTCGTGGATGGAGAGTGAAGTCCATCTTCACGAGGATCTTTCTCACGGCATGAAGCCGCGTCCTTTGAGCCCGCGGGAGCGTCAGGATGTTTTAGCGACAATTGAATATGAAAAGCAGATCTCAAGAGCTGCGGTTGCAGCGCGGATAGACTTTACGGAGCAACTTAACACAAGAACTGTTGGAGACCCTGACGTAGACGTCTTCAATCTGGATAAGGCGTTTAAACAATTAAATCTTGCGGTAAACACGCCTACGCCTGTAGGTGCGATGACCCAAAAGCGGGTTGATTATACTATCTTGGACTTTGCAGACATGCTGGCCCTTCCTTCTGGCCTAGATACTACCGTAACTAGACAGCGGATAATTGATAATTATGGCCCTGCGGGTGAAAACCTTATTGCTGCTTTAGAAAATTATAGAAAAAAGCGAGACATCACTAACAATGAATCCTTGAAAAACGAGGTGTTTAACGAAGCTTCTCTTCTCAAAAACCGCCTCCTTAATGATTCTTTGACGGGGGACGCCAAAAAGTTTTCAGACTTCTTGAACATAAACAAGTATTCGGGGCTTGAGATTGATATACCTGAAAGATACCGGTACAGGTTAGAATTACTGGTTAATGCCAGAAAAAACAACGACACCGCAGAATTGAAGCGGCTTACAGACGAACTCACTTCCGGCGATTATCCTGCTTGGGACGCGGTCACGTTTATTGACGATGACGGCTTTCTTTCTTTCAAAAACCGCCGCGGCGGCGCAAAATACATGACCGATGAAGATTACGACGTGACGGCTACACTTATTCAAACCGACAATTTAATACCTGCGGGAGTTAGGAACCTCGTCAATCGTCTGAAAAATCCGTACATGGCCCGTGTTCCGCGGGACAAGTTCCTTGAAGAGGTAAACCGGAGCGTTCCTGCTGGATATGTTGACCTTGTTATGCAGTTATTTGACACCCGGCATGACCGCTTAGTCAAATTTGCCGACGGCATCAACAAAGAACCTGTTGCGCGTCAGTTTAACGAGAGCTTCAATCAATTAAAATCGGCCCGTCAGGGCGTTGCAGATGCTTTGCGCGACGTGGCGGCGATAAACCCTATCAGGGGCACGGGTAATCTTCCTCCAAGAATACAGTCTTCAAAAGATTTGACGGAAGCGCAAAGAAGGCTAGTGGGGTATGATTTTAACGACTTATTTAGCAGCAAAGCTAAGTTGATTGAGAAAGCGCGTGAGGCTGTACGAAAAGCGAACATCGGACCACGGCCCGGTGCCAAGCTTTATGAAGAAGGCGGCGCGGTCCGCGGACCACGGATCAAGAGCGGCATTGCCGGGTTTGTGCCTTATATGGTACAGTAGACCACATTTTGAGGGAAAAACATGGCTAGACCACCCATTTCACTGGTTGAGAACCAGAATCCGCAAGTTGACGAGGAAGAACTTCTTGCGGAAGTAGAGATTGAGGCCCCCGGCACACTTGATATGTCGGGTGAGGCTAGTGATATTGACATAGAAATGATCGACGGCGGCGGTGCGGTGATTGATTTTGATCCGTCAATGCGCGAGATCAACGACGATTTTTATGCTAATCTTGCTGAAGACATGGACAACCGCGTTTTGGGGTCCGTGGCAAGCGAACTTATGGGCGATTTTGACGCCAATAAGGCCAGCAGACAGGAATGGGAAGACGCTTACGCTAATGGCTTGGAACTACTTGGCTTCAACTACTCCGAAAGGACTGAGCCGTTTCGAGGTGCGTCTGGCGTTACGCATCCCCTTTTGGCGGAGGCTGCGGTGCAGTTTCAGGCCCAAGCGTTCAACGAGTTGCTGCCGCCGGGCGGGCCCGTGCGTACTGCGATAGTTGGTTCTGAAGACGCTGCAAAATCTGACCAAGCCACCCGCGTAAAAGACTTTATGAACTATTACATCACCAATGTGATGGAAGATTACACGCCTGATATGGATCAGATGCTGTTTTATCTACCATTGGCGGGTAGTACGTTCAAAAAAGTGTATTATGACGACGCTTTGGGCCGTGCGGTCAGCAAATTTGTGCCCGCAGAGAACCTTGTTGTGCCTTACGAGACGGCAGATCTTGAGAGTTGCCCGAATGTGACGCATGTTGTGCGTATGAGCCTGAACGAATTGCGTAAAAAGCAGATTTCGGGCTTCTATTTGGACATTCCTGTCCTGCCACAACAGGCGCAAGACGATGATTTGGCGGGTGAATTGGACCGGATTACCGGAATTGAGCCTTCAAACGTCGATTATGACTGTACTTTGCTTGAGTGCCACGTTGATTTGGACCTCGAAGGGTACGAAGATATGGGTGAGGACGGTGAACCCACAGGTATTAAACTACCTTATGTCGTCACAATCAGCCAAGATAACGGTGAAGTTTTGTCAATTCGCAGAAATTACCGCGAAGATGACGAAACAATGCAGAAAATCCAGTATTTTGTTCACTATAAGTTCCTTCCGGGCTTTGGTTTTTATGGATTAGGCTTGATTCACACGATTGGCGGCTTGTCGCGGACCGCCACGGCGGCACTGAGGCAGTTGATCGACGCAGGGACGTTGTCCAACCTTCCAGCGGGCTTCAAGGCCCGTGGACTGCGTATCCGTGACGACGATGATCCGCTTCAGCCCGGAGAGTTTCGCGATGTCGATGCTCCCGGAGGGGCTATCCGTGACAGCCTGATGCCGCTGCCGTTTAAAGGCCCCGACCAGACCCTGTTCCAGCTTTTAGGCTTCGTTGTGGACGCAGGGAGGCGCTTTGCCACCATCACCGACATGAAGGTAGGTGACGGCAACCAACAGGCCGCTGTAGGCACTACAATCGCCCTTATGGAGCAAGGCTCACGGGTAATGAGTGCCGTTCACAAGCGCCTGCACTACGCAATGAAGATGGAATTTAAGCTTCTTGCGCGGGTAATGAAGGAAAGTCTGCCGCCTGTTTACCCATACGCCATTGAAGGCGTCGATTCGGCAGTTATGGCGAAGGATTTTGACGACAGACTGGATGTAATCCCTGTCTCCAATCCAAATGTTTTCTCGCAAGCTCAAAGAATTGCGCTTGCACAGACAAAAATGCAGTTGGCAGCACAAGCCCCGCAGATGCACAATATGTATGAAGTGTATCGTGATATGTACGAGGCGCTTGGTGTCAGAGACATAGATAAGTATTTACGAAATGAAGAATCTGTACAACCTACTCCAAAAGATCCTGCCCAAGAGAATATGGACGCTCTTGATCGAACACGGCTCCAAGCTTTTCCCGGTCAAAGCCATCAAGCACATATTATGGCTCACTTGGTATTCGGTAGTTCTCCACTGGTGGGGGCTACTCCTGACGTCGCTGTCGCAATTCAAAAACATGTTATGCAACATGTTCAAATTCAATCTGTCGAGAGAGCGATGCAAGAAGCCGGGGTGCCGATGCAAGGTCAGCAAGGTTCGCAAGAGCCGCTCCCACCGCAAGTTCAAATGCAAATAGATGCCCTTGCCGCCCAATATATGGCGGAAGGCATGAAAGCTATCCAAGACCTTGGTCGTCAGCTTACTGGCGGGGGTGAGCCTGATCCGGTCATTGCTCTCAAGCAACAAGAACTTCAGCTTGATGCAATGGCAGAACAGAACGACAAAGAAATGGCGGAGCGTGAGCTTAACCTGAAGCAGGCTCAGATGATGGACAAGTCTCGTCAGTTTGATGAGCGCATCCAGAGCCAAGAAGAACAGACAGCCGCTCGTATTCAGGCGGCTCTGGAACGTGAGATGTTAAAACAAAGGAGCGTAGAATGAGCGCCGTAAAGATTGTGACAAATACTCCGGGTTCTGCCGCGAAAGCGGTTGAGTATGCCGACATCAAAGGTCAGGGCCGTATTCCCTACGGTAAGGCCGCGGATGTCAAAGTACCTATGGGTATGGGCAAAGCCACGGTCCGTGGTATGGGTGCCGCGGTAAAAGGTGGCAGCTACATCGGCTGTAAATAATGCCCCTTACAACAAAGGGACGAAAAATAAAACGTGCTATGACTGAGCGTTATGGCAAAAATAGAGGCGCGTCCGTCTTTTATGCATCAGCAAACGCTGGTAAAATAAAGGGCGTGGAGAAACGACGTAAAAAGAAAAAATAGGGGTTGGGGCACCCCATAACAGGAGAGTGCCCTGATGATCCTTGAAGCTGCCGCAGTAGCTACTAGCGCCTTTACCGCCGTGCAACGCGGCTTTCAGGTAGCGCGATCCATTGAAGACATGGCATCAGACCTTTCGAGGTGGATGTCTGCTTTAAGCGATTTAGACCAAGCCGCCCACGAGGCGAAAAATCCACCCCTCTTTAAAAAGCTTTTTGCGGGTCAATCCGTTGAAGCCGAAGCCTTTGAAGCTATGGCGGCTAAGACGAAGGCCGAAGAGCAACGCGCTCAATTAAAACAATACATTCAATATAGCTACGGACAGTCCAAATGGGACGAACTGGTGAAAATGGAAGGGGCCATCCGAAAACAGCGCCAAGAAACCATCTATCGTCAAAGAGAGCGTAGGCGTAAATTTGTTGAAATTGTAGCTATAGTAGGCGCGGTTTTAGTAGGCGCGGTTCTACTGATAAGTCTTATTTTCTGGTTGAAAGGATTACAAGGATGACCCCTGAAAAATTAGATGCGTGGCGCATTGTACCGCGGGCGCTTATCTTGAGTTACATGGTGGTATTTTATCAAACATGTCAATGGTTTATGGCATTGCCAGAGCCAAATAACGCGCAGGCAGGATTTGTTTCTGTAATTGTCGGCGCGGGTGCGGCTTGGTTCGGTCTTTATGTAAACAGCAAAAGCTCAAAGCCAAGTGAATGATTCATGTCTTCTTGCTTCTTGTCTATTTGGGAGTGGGAGACGAGCGTAGGCTGGTTAGTAACGATATGTATTTTAGGTCCGTAAAGGACTGTAACTTCTATGCCTCTGAATTGTCTAAAAGGTATGGAAACTATGGATATGTTGACAGAATGGACAAAAGGGACCGTGTAACGGCATACTGTGTCCCCAAATATATAAAAGAGGGGTCAATTGGCGTCTATTAACAATGAAACCGCGTTAATCAATCGCAAAATAGGCATTGCGCGGGTTCGACAGACAATAGGGGAAATGACAGATGATGAGCTTATTAGGCAGCTTATTAGGCTTCGGGACCAGCTTCCTTCCGGAGGTCCTGAACTTCTTCAAAGCTGGGCAAGAACACAAGCAGAAGTTAGAAACTATGCGAATGGAAGCGGAGTTGATGGAGAAGCGCTCCGCGCTAAAATTGCAAGAATTAGACAAGAAGGCGGATATAGCTGAAACAGAGGGGATTTATGCACATGATAGAAGCATTGACGCTGGAGGATTTGTCAACGCTCTGCGCGGCAGTGTTCGTCCTGTTATTACTTATGCCTTCTTCTTGATGTTTGTCGCCACAGAGGCGGTGATCATTGTGAAGGTACTTGAAACAGGCGGTGATTGGACGCAAGCCGTCGAGCTTATGTGGACGCCAGAGACGCAAGGATTGTTCGCCGCAATCATGTCTTTTTGGTTTGGAAACAGGGCTGTAAGCAAATACATGAAAAAATAAGTTTCTTGAGAAGAAACTTTGTTGCATATCTACGCATAACCGCGTATATATTCTCATATGGATGGAATAATCATAACCAACCATATCTTGAAGCTCGTTGGGGATAAGAAAGAGCAGATTTCTGATCTTCTTACCTCCAACGGCGTAAAGGATATGCTGCACTACAGACATTTGATGGGGACCATCGAAGGTTTGGATTTCATTCAACAGGAACTCAAGAGCCTGCTAGATAAACAGGAGCGTCTAGATGACTAAAGCTGCGGAAGCAGAAGCTACAGAAGCACCGTCTACCCCGTGGGTAGACCCCTCAGACCGGGTCCTTGACCCAAGCCTCATTGAAAAATCCCTGATTGACAGAATGCCAGATCCTACGGGGTGGCGTATTCTTGTTTTGCCTTACAAG